CCCGCCTCGCAAACGGCCACCTCGCCAAAGACATCGATGCCCTGATGCCATGGGCCTATGCCGCCCGCATCACGGCCTCACAATGAGCTCGTCAGGTACTCTTCGGTGAGCTCATTTGACCGCCGAGGATCGGCCTCAGATCGCCGCAACTGAAAAATCAATGGGGCGTGGACGCCGCATACGTTGCGCCAGCTTTGTCAGCCCCTTGGCTGTTTACCATACCTGCTCGGTAACCTTCTCCGATCCGTGACCGTCGTCACTTACTCACGCAGACCAGCTTGCGTTTTCGTCTCCGATCGGTGGGCCGGCACGCTAAGTCGTCGCCTCCCTCTCCCTGATCGCCTCGCTCTCCGCCTCGATCTCGATGCAGAACCGCGCGTCCAACGCCCTAAGGATCGCAAGCTCCTCGCGGCGGATGATATTGCCGGTCAGCTGGCACCACACGGAGACCTCAACGTTCGAGATCGGCACCGGGCCCGAGAACCCCGGCGGCTGCGCCTGCCGAAGCTCCCAGAACCACTCCCAAATGAAAGCGCCATGGTCTGGCACCTCCACTTCCGGACTTTCCGTCTCAAAACTCTCGTTGCGCTCGCGCCTGGTCTCACCGTCCTTGTCTCGGACACTGTCATAGCGCGCGACAATCGCTACGGCTTCGCAGAGCCTTTCGCCAAGCTCTTCGTAAAATTTGCGCGGTCCTCCGAGGCTGCTGCGACCTGGTCGTAAATCCAACCGGCTTCCTCAAGGACCTCGCGCGCCTTCTCGAAGGTGCATTCCGGCTTTTCGCCTTTCCAGTTGTGATCGCGCCAGTCCCAGGACGCGACGGAGGCGGCAGCCTTATCGAGGTATTCAGCCTCGACCTTACTGGCTGTGAGCTTCTTTTTCCGGCTGGCGAGGAACTTGTCGCTGTGCTGTCGAACGACGCGCTTTACCGCATCGCTCTCCGCGGAGCGGATCATGAAACGAATACCTACGAGCTCATCGGTATCCGGGCCGGTGAGGTTGAGCTCGAAGAGGTCTTCGGAATTGACGAGTTTGGAGATGTCCATGGTTCACCTTCAGATTACGGGATAGCGGTGGGATTGACGCGGATCGGCAGCTGGTTGAGGCCGATGGTGAAGCGCTCGAGCTCGAAGTCGTCGGAGCCGCCACCCGGATAAAGCGGGCCAGACACGACGCCACGGCTATAGAAGATCGTGTTCGTGAACCCCTCGCCGCCATCGTTGCGCTCGACTTTGATTGCCATGTTGTCGAGGTTCAGAGGATTACCGAAGGTTCGCAGGATGACTTGGCCTGCATCGTCATGCACCGAGGCGACCTCGATCTGTGGATCACCGGCATTCGCCGTCCCCTTCTGTTTCTGGGTCACCGGCTCATCGAGCGTATTGTAGCTATTCATCGTCGACTCGGCGCCGAAATCACCGATATTGCCGACCTTGCCAACCTGTACCCAGGTCAGTGCCGCATAGGCGGTCTCGATTAGATCCGTATTCTGGGCAGTGGCGCAAACATAAACCTTGCTGCCCTTCTTGGTTGCCTTGTTTGCCATGTCAGTTCTCCGGTTCGAAGGCGATGTACGGAATGGTGACGGGGATTTGTACCCGTTCACCCTCTTGGAGCGGGCCTGCCGCCCACGGCTCGCTGCTGATCGTGATCTTCACGCCAGAGGCGAATAGGGATTGGTTCTTGAAATGATCGATCACTTGGTCAGCGACATCGAGAGCGCCGATGATCCCTTGCCCGACCGGCCAAACGACTGAGACCTGAAATAGTCCGCGCTTCTGTTGCGGGTCGTTGCCCATGGTGATCTGACGTGTCTGGTTGGGCAGGAAGGTCAATCGAAGGTATTTCGGCGGTAGCGGCTGNCCGCCGGAAACCCGACGTTCGGCGCGGCAACCGGCAATACACCGGGCAGTGCTAAGAGGCGGTCTGTCACGGCCTTGAAGATGATTGCGTCGGTGCCTGCCGCCATGTATCCGTTACCTATGTCTGAGAAGCCGCCTCTCACTGACGATCAGGTCTATGAGCGCATCCATGCGGCGCTGCTCGCGTTGGGGCGCGAAACGGCGGCCACGGTTCGGGGCGAAACTAGTTTAAGAGCAGCACGGAAGGCGCTGACACTGTTGCAGCTTGGGCTTCTGTCGGCGATGGAGCAAAGCAGCGACAAGAACCGAGCCGTCAAAGCCCCAGACGAGCCTTCAGCTCCGAGGCCTTCCGATCCACAATGAGCGGCCAGTTCTGAGCTGCGAGCCTGACGAAGCCATCGGCGGGCTGTCCATTAGCGCCATATTCTCGGTAGCCAGCGTAAGATGCCGTGTAGCCGAAGTAGAGCGTATCGCCGATGTCCGCTCCAGCGATTACCGCTTCGATCTGAGCAAAGTCTGGCGCGTAGGTACTTCCTTCCGCAGGACTGGCAGCGGCGTTGATCGCGGGCATGGCGGTCGAGGACGCGAGCAGTGATGCCCGGAGAAATCCGGTGTCCACGCGCATACGGCCGCCCTGCCCGACCGGCGTCTGCATTTCTTCGACGACCTCCTGTGTCGCCTCCTTGAAGATAGCTTCGACGGCACCCTCGACCTTGTCGGCCCACTGCGCCACGGCAGCGCTAAATGAGAGCGTTGCCATCAAACGACCTCAGCGCGGTACCGGCGCACGACCGCGCCGATGTGATCCACCTTGTATTCGAGCCGGCATCGGCAGCCGGAAATCTCCGATATGGGCGCGCGCGGGTCGCCCGGGAAGCGGAGAAGCGCGCCAGATGGGCTCTGAAATACCTCATCCATGCCGACGGCCTTGCCGTTGAGGACACGATGGGTGTGCCGCACACGGCTGTCGCCGGCGGAACGCCATACCTTCGTGACGTCTTGCGCCCGGACCTTGCCGGCCTCGATCTGCTGCCGCATCGCCTCGTCGCGGGCGGAGCTGAGCGCAATCATGGTCTCGGTCCGCGCCAGCATTTCGCCGCGGAGAAGCAGGTTCTTATCGCGCAGCCGGCCGATGATCTTGGCCAGCGCCTCGCCGGTCACCGGCTTCCCTGCTCTGATGGCTGCGATAACGGTCCGGTCGAAACGCTTGTCGCGCGTCTTGAGCTCGAAATACCGGTTCATCAGGTCCGGGTCGCCGGAATCAAGATGCAGGCGCGCCCGCTCGATAAACTCGATCTGGTACCGGGTCAGACCGATCACGCCGCCCTCTCGGCGGCCGGTGACGCGGCTCTGCCGGCCGACGACGTCGAGGGCCGTGGATCTCGGGTTGGCGCCTCTGGCAAGCCCCTGCTCCAACGCCAGGCGGATGCCCTGTCGCTGGTCATCGGTGATGTGCGTGACCATCGTCGACGACAGGTCGCGCAGTATCGCCTCGGCAACAGGATTGCGGACGCCGAAGCGCCAGATCACGCGATTGCCTTGCGGGTCCATGACCTTCGGTAGCTCAGCGACTGCGTTGGTGCCACCAGCGTTGAAAGCGTCCTGCAGGGCAATTTCGAGCGCGGAGAACACCTCCGGCTCGATCTGCATGGCATCGACCGCGCCGTTGACGTCGCCGCGCTCCAGCCGCTCGACCACGACGCGGAGGACGATGCCCGACTTGATCTCCTCGATAGCCTGCCGGAATGCCGCGGCAAGCGCCGGTTCATACTTCGCGAGGAGTTCATCAAACGTCATAGGTTATCCAATCTTCTTGCCAGGGAACCGAAGTACCCTGCAGGCGTTGCCGCTCCTCATTGAAGGAGAACCGAAGCCATGGGCGAAGTCACAGCAATTCCGCGTCTCGACCTCAACCGTTATCTGGGGCGCTGGTATGAGATCGTCCGCCTGCCGCTCAAATATGAAGAAGATGCCGCGATGGACATCACGGCAGACTATTCCCTTGATAACGACGGAAAGATTCGCGTCGACAACCGCTGTTTCGATAACAACAACCAGCCCAAGCAAGCGCTTGGCCAAGCAGAGCCAGTCGATGCGACGAACGCGAAGCTGAAAGTCAACTTTCTTCCGGCTGCACTTCGCTGGATACCCTTCACTGACGGCGATTATTGGGTGCTCAAAATCGATCCTGAGTACCGGGTCGCACTGGTCGGCACGCCTGATCGCAAGTTTCTTTGGGTGATCGCGCGCGAGAGTGCCATTTCGGAAAGTACCCTGGAAGACTACCTAGCTGAAGCTCGACGGCAGGGATTTGACCTGAAGAGCCTTATCAGGCCGCGCAACACCGGGCGGGAGGTGAGCGATGCTATGCTTGAGAAACAATGATGCTCATAGGGCAACCCTCTCCTTGGGCCGTGTCGGGGCGGTAGCGTGATATTCGAAGCGCTATCGCGAGGGATCGATCGCCTCCCGAAAGCCCGCCACAAGCTCTGGCTCGTATGCACTGAGCAACTGATCGAAATTCATGTAAGGATTCCGCTGCATGAACCGAAACGCCCTCTATCTCATCATCGCCGTGCTTGCCGTCATTACTGTCGGACTGGGCATCTACGTCTACCAGGAGGAGACGACACAAGGCGTCGAGATCAAGATTGGCGAGGACGGGATCTCGGTTCAGGAGAACTAAGCCGCAATCCTTCCTTGGACGATGAAGACGACCGGCGTG